AGACCGGGCGGGTTTCCAGCCGTGTTTACAGTTCGTAGCCTCGATGCCTAACCCGCCCAAGCCGACGTCGCTCAAGGTCATGGACGGTTCTGCGCGACTCCACCCCGAGCGCATGAATCCAGACGAGCCCAGCCTGGCAGTAGGCGGCGAACCACCGGCCTGGCTCCCGCCTCGAGGTGAGGCGCGACGGGCATGGGAGCGCATCTATCCGATCGTCGTGCGGATGCGGGTGATGACCCCGGCCAACTGCGAGATGCTCGCGATCGGGTGCATGGCGCTGCGCGACTACCTCGCGATCCCGTTCAACTCGAAGGACTGGCGCAAGCGCAACGAGGCGCAGCGCGCCTACGTCACGATGCTGCGCGAGTTCGGGATGACACCGAGCGCCCGGACGCGAGTCAAGGCGGAGCGACCCGAGCACGTCGACCCCGTCGAGGACTGGGCCAAGGCGCAGTGACCGCCCTCGCCCGCCAGCGCGATCGCCGGGAGCGGTTCAGGGCGACGGGGCTGACAGCTCGAGGGACCGTCCCGCTCGCGCGCCGGCGGGTGTCCGACTGGACCCGCGGTCCGCTCCACATGCCCGTCCCGGGGATCGACGGTCGCTGCGCCGAGTGCGGGCTGCGCCTCGGGACCTACGTCACGTCGACAGGGACGCGCTCGCTGCGCCACCGGGACCGGGTCAGGCCGTGAGCGGGGACGACGCGCTCATCGCCGCGCTGGTCGTCATGATCGCGCTGCTCGGTGTCGTCGGGGCGCTCCTCGCGGCGACACAGCCGAGCCCGCTGCGATGACCCGGCAGGTGTCGACCCTCGCCCCGCGCCGGCGCCACAAGATGGTGCCTCCGGAGCGGCCCGACCGCGCGACGCGGTACGCCCTCGACGTCATCGCCGGTCGCATCGTCGCCGGGCGTCTCGTCCGGCTCGCGGCCGAGCGGCACGTCAGCGACCTCGCGACGGGCGCAGCTCGGGGCCTGGCCTGGGACGCGGCGGCCTCGGAGAAGGCGATCAGCTTCTTCGGGCTGCTCCACCACTACAAGGGGCGGGACGACCTGATCGTGCTCGACCCCTGGCAGTGCTTCATCGTCGGGTCCGCGTGGGGCTGGAAGCGGGACGACGGGCGCCGCCGCTTCCGGTTCGTGTACTGCGAGGTCGCGTCGAAGAACGGCAAGTCGACGATGGCCGGTGGGGCCGGCCTGCTGCTCGCATTCTTCGACGGCGAGCCAGGCGCCGAGGTGTACAGCGCAGCGACGAAGCGGGATCAGGCGGCGATCTCGTGGAACGCCGCCGTGCAGATGGTCAAGCGCTCGCCGTCGCTCGGCTCCCGGATCAGCGTCTCCGTCGGCTCTCTGTTCAACGTCGAGTCGGCGTCGTTCTTCAAGCCCCTCGGCCGGGACAGCGACAGCGACCAGGGCATCAACCCGAACGGCGCGATCATCGACGAGCTGCACGTCCACCACGACCGGGACCTGCTCGACAACATCGAGAAGGCGATCACGGTCCGCCGGCAGCCGATGATCTGGAAGGTGACGACGGCCGGCGAGAAGCGCACCGGCGTCTGGGCCGAGGAGCGCGCCGACGCCGTCGCCGTCCTCGAGAACCGCGCGACCGACGACAGCCTGTTCGCGATCGTGTACACCCTCGACGAGGGGGACGACCCGTTCGACGAGGCGGTGTGGCCGAAGGCGAACCCCGGGCTCGGCGTCTCGGTGCAGCTCGACACCCTGCGCGAGCGGGCCGCGAAGGCGCAGCGCTCGCCCGGGGCGATGACCGCGTACCTGCGCTACAACATGAACATCCCGACCGCCGCCGGGTCGAAGGCCATCAGCATCGACGAGTGGGACAGGAACGGCCTCGAGCCGAGCATCCCCGACGGGGCGACGGTGTACGCCGGCCTCGACCTCGCGAGCGTCAAGGACCTGACCGCGCTCGTCGTGGTCTGGCGCGACCCGGCGCGGGACTACCACGTCGAGTGCCGGTTCTGGTGCCCCGAGGACGGGATCGCCGAGCGCTCGCGCCTCGACGGCGTCCCGTACGCCGACTGGGCCCGCGACGGCTGGCTCACGGCGACGAGCGGGAACGTCACCGACTACGGCGTCGTCAGGGAGGAGATCCGCGACCTCGCTGCGCGCTGGGCGATCGACGAGCTGGGCGCCGACCGCTGGAACGCGACGAGCCTGGCGACCGACCTGACCCAGGACGGCGCCAACATCGTGTTCGTCCCGCAGACGATGCTCGGTCTGGGGCCGGCGTGGCGCGAGATTGAGAAGCTCGTCCTCGAAGGCAGGCTCCGGCACGGGGGCCACCCGGTGCTGCGCTGGATGGCTGGGAACGTCGAGGTCGAGACGGACAGCGTCGGCAACCAGAAGCCGAGCAAGGGCCGGAGCAGCGAGCGGATCGACGGCATCGTCGCCCTCGACATGGCGCTCGGGCGGGCGATGGTGCATCTCGACGACGCGCCGAGCAAGTACGAGGAGAGGGGGATCCTCGCCCTGTGATGCGCCGCCTCCCGCCGGTCGCGATCGTCGACGTCGTCGCCGTCGTCGGGCTCGTCGTCCTCGCGTGGGGCGTCGCCCTGCTCGTCGAGCCGGCCGCCGCGCTCGTCGTCGTCGGGCTCGCCCTGCTGCTGTACGCCATCGCCGCCTCGAGAGTGAGCTAGGAGACCGCCATGTCGATGCTGTCGCTCGCGACCCGAGGGCGCAAGGGGATCGACCAGGAGGCGCTCGCCCAGCCGTATGGCGGGTCGTACAGCATCGACTCGTGGCGGTCGTGGCAGGGCTACGGCATCTCGCCCGAGACGGCGTACAACATCATCACGGTGTACCAGTGCGTCCGGGTCCTCGCCGAGACGTTCGCGTCGCTCCCGCTGATCGTCTACCGACGGCTCCCGGGTGGCGGCAAGGAGCGCGCCGAGGAGCACGACCTGTACGACGTCCTGCACCGGCGCCCCAACGCGGACATGACCTCGTTCATCTGGCGCGAGCTGATGATGGGGCACCTGGGGACGTGGGGGAACTCGTACCACGAGAAGACCCGCGACGCGACCGGCCGCCTCAACCTGTGGCCCATCCGGCCCGACCGCGTCGAGCCGTTCTACTACAGCGACGAGCAGGCGAGCGTGTCGCCCTGGCCGGTGCGGGCCGGGATGAAGGGCTACTGGTACCTCGGCTCGACCGGCAACCGCAAGGAGCTCGACCCGACGACGATCTTCCACGTCCAGGGCCTCAGCTCGAACGGCCTCGTCGGGCTGTCGCCCATCTCGGTCATGCGCTCGACGATCCGGCTGTACTCGACCGCCGAGCGGTTCGGGACGGCATTCTTCGACAACGACGCCCGACCCGGGACGATCCTGTCCCACCCGATGCAGGCGATGAAGGGCCCGGACAACGCCGGCAAGACGATCGTGCTCGAGGAGGGCCTGACCGTCAGCGAGATCGGGATCCATCCCGAGGACGCCCAGTTCATGGAGACGCGCCTGTTCCAGAAGCGCGAGATCGGCGCGGCGTTCCGCATCCCGCCGCACAAGATCGGCGACCTCGAGCGGGCGACCTTCTCGAACATCGAGCAGCAGTCGATCGAGTTCATCCAGGACACGATGCTCCCCTGGTTCGTGCGCACCGAGCAGCAGGTCAACACCCAGCTGATCGAGCCGCGCGACCAGGACGAGTACTACGCCGAGTTCCTCGTCGACGGCTACCTCAGGGGCGACGCCCAGGCGCGGGCTGCCGCCCTCGCGACCCGCTGGCAGCATGGCACGATCAGCGCCGACGAGTGGCGCGAGCGCGAGAATGAGAACCCGCTGCCAGACGGCCTCGGGAAGCAGTACTACGTCCCAGTCAACTACACGCCCGTCGGGCAGCCTGAGCCGGAGGCCGTCGCGGTGCCGGCCCCTGGACCGAACGGCAACGGGTTCGCGACGCTCGCGACGCGCTCGCTCGCCCGGTTCGACTGCCCGACGTGCGGGAAGCTGATCGCTCGACTCGCCGCGCCCGGGACGGTCGGCTACTGCAAGGACTGCCGCATCGAGCGGACGATGGTCGAATCCGCCTCGAAGGCGCTGCCAGAACCACCTCCACCGCCCGAGGTCCACGTCACGCTGCCGGAGATCAACATCCACCCGCCCAGCGTCCACGTCACGCTGCCCGAGATGAGGATGGCGCCGTCAAGGCCGCCCGACGTCAACGTCACGCTGCCCGAGATCAACGTCCGGCCACCGTCGAGGACGCCCGATATCCGGGTCACCCTGGAGCAGGACCGCAAGCCCGTCACCAAGCGCATCGAGCGAGACAAGGCGGGCCAGATCACCGCCATCGTCGAGGAGTAGGACATGGCTGACACGACCCGCATCGCCAACAACGCGGCGACCGCCGAGGCCGACGCCCTGGCGGGCCTGCTCGACAACGGATATCTCAGGATCTACGACTCGACCGGCGGGACCGGCCAGCCGGCCACCGTCGACACCGCCATCGGCAGCCAGGTCAAGCTCGCCGAGCTAAGGTTCGCGAATCCCAGCGATGCCGGGGCGGCTAAC